CGTGCTGCCGCCGCCCAGGTATTCCGCACGCTGCAGACGTGCATCCGGCGAGATGACGCCGAAGTGTGAACGGACGATTTCCGTGTACCTGGTGCCGCCTCGCGCATCGCGCTCGAGCAGCTTCTGGATCTGGAAGGACTGACGCAGCTGGTTGATCGTTGCGGCAGTAGCTTCCGACAGATCCGCGTAGATATTCGGCTTCGTAGAAGTCGAGGCCGCAACCGTCGAGTCGATCCAGATGTTACTGCCCGATATCGGGCCAGGATACGTTTTGACCTGGGGCGCGGACGTGTTGTAGGTGGAGTCGCGGATATTTGCATTCTGAGTCGTGTTGGCCGTGGAACCGGACCAGCCGATACCAAGAACGGGCGCCGTGCCGCCGAGCGGCAGAGTGACGGACTCGCCCTTCTGAGTCCACGGCAACGCCGACGTGAAGTAGTCGTGGCGCTTGCCACGACGAAGCAGGCTGTAGAGCGTATTTGAGTCCGGTCCATCCGTTTTCGGGACCTGGACGGAATCCTGTAGGTTTTCATCACGGAACCACTGGTTCCAGATGAGGTTATAGGCGCGGAAGAACAGCGCCGAGTGTGAGACGGCAGCGGTCGTGTTAGTGGGAAGACCCATGTAGTCGCCCAGGCTGTTGACCGCATAGCCGGTTGTAGGCGCGACCACCTGGGGAATGGTGTAGTCGATTGTATCGGTTGGGTTGTCCTGCTCGCCCATGAACTTTACCCAGTTGTTCCACACCAGGCGGTTAGGGACGAAGAACCAGAACGTATCGAGATAGAGGTTGTCCATCAGAGGGAAGATGGGCGTAGCAAGGCGAGCGAACATGGTCGCCTTGAGATTGAAGGTGTCGCCGGGGAGTACCTCGTCGACGTAGACCGGGATTAGGTAGCCAGCGTCGAAGGTAGTTTTATGCGCCTTCTGAATACGGAACGAAGAGCGCGGGATATCAGCACGCGGGATCATCGCAAACTGGTGAGTAGAGACAGATTGATTACGATGCATTGTTTGTTTCCCTTTTTCAGGAGTTAGGAGAGAAGAGAGAAGAATAAGAGCGACTGACCACCGACGACGCGACGAGCGGCGCGTAGGCCGCTCGCGTCGTCCGTGGACAGCGCGGAGAGAGGACGGCCATCCCTGGCCGTCCAGACCCCGAGGACGGGGGGGTATGCTTTAATCAGCAGACCCATTAGAGCGATGATCGCGAGCAATAGCGGCGGACGGTTCCGGCACCGCAGACGCATTAAAGAGTAGTTCGTGCTGTGCACGAGTGTAAGTAGCCCCAATAGCAGCGGCTACCATCCCGTTGAGAGTAAGCAGACGAAAACGACACCGGTCGATTTTGTCGTGCATAGCGCGAAGCGTGTCCTCATCGAATTCACCGATGAGGGAAGCCTGCGTAAGCGCAAGCTTGTAGTGGGTGGAATTGAGATGTTCCACGAGAGATATCATCCCCTCGATGACGTTTTTGGCCTGACTCATGTCCGCACCAGATCCTTGCCTACGGCAACCTGGCGCGGGAGCTCCAGATCGTGGAAGCGGCCCGTATCGTCATCGAATTCCGAGAGCTCGAACAAGTCGAAATCCTCGGGATGATTAGCGAGCGCATTTTCGGGAGAGCGGTTATTTACCGCATCAGTAAAGCCACGAACGGCAACACCGATAGAAGCAACAAACTGAGGAACCGAATAAGTACCAATAGCCCGATCACGTATAGCAACGACTTTATAGCGCATAGCATTACTGCTCCAATTTTCGAGTTTTTGAACGTACGGCAGCGGTCGCGACCGCTTCCCGTACTACTAGCCGTTCCCTGGTATTTTCACCGATAAACGCTTCACTCCGTTGATAGCGTTCGTACTCGATTTCTTCGGCCCTAATCGGGTCCGATGTTTCCACCAGGTCATCATAGTACCTGGGGGTTTTGAACTTGCGACCGTTAAGAACGATGAAGTCCCAATCCTTGACGAACTGACCATATTTTGCAAACCAATCGGCACCGATGCCGGGTTTGCGAGACATGTTTGAGAACTCAGGAGTCACCTGGACAATTTCCCCGTCCAGGGTAACTCGGGTGTAATGATCCTGGGCTGGGGGTCCTGTCCGTTTTTTGTGGATGTAGTTGGCGACGTATCCCGCCGACTCTGAGGTAACGTGACCGAAGGTTGCGAATCCTTTTCCCCATAGCTTTGACAGCTTTTCACTGGTGAATAGAGGTATAGGACCGGTCCCGTGCACGCGGTAGTCATCAGGCCAATAGCCGAACAGTAGAGCATGGTAGTGAGGACGCGAAAGATTCTCGCCGTACTCGCCGCACATGTAGAACCTGGTAGGCCCGTTGGCATTTCTGAGCCGCTTCATGAACAGACGGAAATCTTCATAGCACAGACTTCCATGCATAGGAAGATGTTCGGGGGCATACGTCAGCGTGACGAAGCAAGACGCCGGGTGTAGCTGGGCCTCGTGCATACACCGCACGGTCCAAGCCCTTGCCCGGTCGCCTCGACAGCCGACGCATTGACCACAGGGCAGCCTCAGCTGCCGCGATACCTTGCCCCGTTCCTTGAACGTGATTTCGCCGGTTTCGAGCTTCCATGCGTCGATTGGCCGGAAGCAGGCCAAATTAGAGCCTCCAGCCGCCCCGCATAGGGCTTTTAACGAGATTTGCGGCCTTAGTCCTACCTACCTGGCGCTTGAACGTCTTCGCGCCGCTATGACGGTTTACGGGCTTTCTGTGAGAGGGTCGCATTTTTTGGATCCTTGAGAGGGGGTTGAGGGGTTTAGAGTGGCCCCGATGGGCCACTCCGCACAGTTAGTATCAAGTAGAGGACTGTGCTGGGGGCGCCCCAGGGGGCGCTAGACCGAGTTGCCGACACTCCTCCAGGTTGTCGGGGTTGGCGGCAAACTCGATGAAACGACCAGGGTCGTTGTCGAACCGGCTGCGAACAGCCGAGGGGAGTTTGAGGAACGCCTCGTCGGCGTCTCTGAGCGCCTGTAGAGCGCTCTGGTAGTCGCCCACGCAGTCAAAATCACCGTACGTTGGCATACGGATTGACTGCGGGAGCGCTTTTGTGATACCGAAATTGCGAACGATGGTGTTGATGTTGGCCTCGTCGGCCTGATCCTGACGCGTACGCGACGGATCTTTGCACACCAACGCGGCCTTGCTAGAGGCACGCTTCTTGTCGTAGTTGAGAGCCGAACGGACTTCGGGATTGACTTCTTTCATTTAAATAGCCCTTTGAGGAAGATTGCAGCTTTACCGACGAACCCTGCGCCTTGCCAGAATTCAGCCTCGGCGACGGCTTCGGGGATTTTGAGACGAGCGGCTTCCGCCATTGCGGCTTTGTACGCCTGCTCGAGTTCCGCGAGCTGGTTGGCGTATTTCGAGCGAACCTCCGCTTGAGTTAGTTCCTGACGAGTGATATCCGCCGTGATGCGGGCAGTCTCGGCTTCGGAGATCGCCTTAGACGCTTGCGCGTTGATGGTGTCCAGGCCGGCTTTGTATTTGGTTTCAGAGTAAGCAGTAGTGCCGACCGGAGCCCCTGGGGTATGAGCGCGAACCACCTGCTGGAAGGATGGCTCGCTTTCCTTTTCCCAATTGGCATATTCCTTAGAGATTGCCGCCGCATTCGCGTCGCGGGCCTGCGCTTTCGCGAGCCCGGTATTTTGCTCGATGTTGTCAACCTGGGCGCGGTTGATTTTGGATTGAAGATAGGCAGACGTGGCCTTCGAGCCGAGATTGGCAGTATCCGGTCCCTGGACGGATCCAGGGACCGGAGCCGAAGCACCCGCTGAGAGCATCGGATTTAGCCCCGCTTTGATCATGTCAGCGGTTTGCCATTGATAACGATGCTTGTACATCTTTTTCTGGTACTTGTACTGCTTCCTAGCAGAGGAAGCAGCGCCGGCATAGTCCAGGCCGGCGGAGATGGCCGCCATGCCGGCATCCTGTCCAAATCCGCCTGCGTCGAACGGCATCAGAAATGATCCACGAGGCCCGGGACGCCGTACATCGGCATCGGGCGGGCAGCCTTGATGTCGAAGAAGGAGTCGAAGAGGAACTGCTGCCCGTTGGCCTGGGCAGAGACAGCCACCACGCGGTCGACCGGCGGATTCTCCTGAACGAAGGTGGAGTTAAGAGTAGGAAGGCTGCCGAATTCCTGGGCCAGGTGCCAAGCGTCGAGCGGCGTTGAGTTGGTGGACCGGAAGTAGCCGGTAATCTGAGACGGGTTGTAACGGTACTCCGCCCAACGCTCCTGGTAGCCGAACACGGCCGAATCGTTGGCGTCGCCCTTGCAGTAGATTTCCTTGTTATAGATGGGCTGTTCGCCCAGGGCAGCGAACACCGGGAAGTAGTAGTCATAGCGGGTCTGCCGCGACCACATGCGGCGCAGACCCTGCTGATAGTTGAGGTCGGCACGAACAGACACGAGGCCGATGATCATGCCGTGTTCCGTGAACGACTGGCTGAAGCCGTTGTGAGAGACGACGCGACCCTGGCCGGCCAGCTGGCCGAGCGGGGTAGTCCCGGTATCGGTCGACTGATTCTGAGTGACTTCGTTGATGGCGATAGACGTGCTGCCGCCGCCCAGGTATTCCGCACGCTGCAGACGTGCATCCGGCGAGATGACGCCGAAGTGTGAACGGACGATTTCCGTGTACCTGGTGCCGCCTCGCGCATCGCGCTCGAGCAGC